ACTTTAATCCAGGCATCAGATGTTTCTTTTACGCCTTTTAAATATAATGTTTTTAATGTTTCCCCAGCTAACTCTAATCTTTTTTTATTGCCCTCAATACCTCTATTTTGCTCATCCCAATTAATGCCTTTTAATTGTTCATTGTAGTTTTTTAGCAAATCACCAATCTCATCAATATTATTTTTTGTTTTATTATTTGCAGAACTTTCAGTTTTTGAGTTAGTTACAACTGCTTTATTAAGTTTATTTTGTTCTTCTATAATTCTGTTTAAAACATTTTCTTTTTGCTTTTGAATTGCAAAAAGTTCATTTTCAACTGTTACTAGATTTTTAGTTCTTTCTTGAAATGCTATATTTAATTCCCCAGCTTTCCTAGATTTTTCTAACAAATCATTTTCTAATGCGGTTCTAAATTTTAAAGATGCATTATTCTTATCTGTTAAAAATAATTCTTTTCTTAATATATCAGTTAATTGAGTTTCTAAAATTTGTAATCTTACTTTTGCCTGTATTGTATTTATGTAACTTTTATATGCATCATTTAATTTATCTATTTCAATTTTTTCAGATGATAAATTTTTAAATAATTCAGGTGCAATTTTATTTAATTCTTTTATTGCATTATTTCTTTCACCCCTTGTTGATGTTTCATCTTTCAAAGTTTTTACAAGAACAGTTACAGTTGAAGCTTCTTTTGCTAACTCGGATGATACATCTTTTAATGAATATATTAATTGATTTCCTAATAATACAGATGATTTTGTTTCATCATTTAATTCTTTAGTTTTCTTTTTAGCTTCATTTGCACCTGCGCCCCACCTACTAAAACCTAATTCAGCAAATTGTAATACAGTTGTTACGGCTGTTACAGCTAATATCAAACCGCCACCGCCTGTTAATGATGCTGTCAATGCTGATAATGCTGCCTTACCGCTGCCTGTTTCTTTTTTAAGCTGTATAAAAGATTGTACTAATGGATCAATGTTATTCGCAATACCTATAAGTCCAAAAGGGGCATCAGATGCAACACGGCTAAAATTTGTTATTGCTGTGGAAGCTTGATTTGATCCTGTAACTAAATTATTTTTTAACCCTAATCCTGCTTGACCAGCTGCTGCATTTACACCCTTTATTTTTGCCTCCGTGAATGCTAACTGTCTGCTTAATTCATTAAATTGAGTTGATCCAGGTACAACGTTTTTTAGCTGTTTGTTAAGATCATTAAATTCAGTCTGCAACTGATTTAAAGACTGAACAACCTCAACGACATCAGCGCCAATCTTAATCTTGAGTCCCTCTTCTGCCATTTTCTTTAATCCGTTTTAATTTATCCATCAATCTTTTTTCCCGGCTGTTCTCCTCTATATTATCATCCGGTAATGGCCAATAGCTTTTATAAAATTGGCCCATATTCATCGGCTTACTAAGGTGCGGAGCTAACATAAAATAAGCTTGCCTCCTCGCAATTTCGTGATGATCTATGAGCCTTTTATTATAGCCTTCTATAAACTGATAAAAGTCATTTGGCTTCATCCACATATACTCATCAGGCTTTAACCCTGCTGCGTATGCTGTAATTCTTGTGTTGTGCCAATCAGTTCCTTTTTTTTTACTTCCTCCATTTCTTCAACAGCAGCCTTTACATCCTCAGCTTTTTTCTTTATAGCCTGGCAATTGTTGAAATCCTCAATAACTTTTACCAATTCATCAACATCTTCTTTGGCTATCATCTTACTTTCAACGTAATCATAAATTTCCTCAAATGTTACAGGATAAGGCAACTGCTTAACCTCGTAATAATTAATCATCCCGGCATAGATGATTTTAGCCATTTGCAAAGAACTATAATAAGAAAGGCCGTTATTTTTATCGGCCTCTCCTAAGAATATTTCTACTGAAAGCATCCCGAAACGGAGGCTTACTTCTTTATTGTTTATATTCATATTATGGAATTATGTCAATAGATCCAGTCAACTGAAATGATGCAGTAAATGTAACCGCACCTTCTGCTGGCGAAGTTATGCCAAATTCAGTCATATAACCAGTCCCTTGAACATAAAAATTAGTTCCGCCGCCTTCTGGATCTTCGTATTTAATGTCAAGCAAAGTATTACCCTGAAACCAACCAAGCATATTTTCTACACTTACCTGACCTGCAGATGGATTAGTTTCAGCAACACCTTCAACAGCAAAAGTAATTGTTGGTGCAGATACGCTTGTTATTGTATTACATTTTGTCACGGCTGTAGTTACAGATGCAGAACCTGAAAGGCTTGATGTAGTTTCACAAACTACATTCAAATAATCTCCTGTTGTACCATTTTGCCTAATTTGTAAACTAACCGAAGTCCCTTGAATTTGTGCCATTTTATTTTTCTATTATTAATTGTGTAAATCTTGTTAACCGTCTAACTATCTTTTTTGTGCCTGTGTCAAGTATCGGGATATGTTGTGTTCCCACTTTCCTTACATCCACAATCTGAAAATCTGCATTACCTGATAATGACGTATTGCCTACCGAAGGTATAATCACATTTAAAACCTTTGCAGTAATACTGTCAACTATCTGCTTTACCAAATCTACCCTAAAATTATTTTGGCTAACCACGTCAATTAACACCTCAACATCATTCATGAATTTCCCTTTATTTGGGAAATCAGCATCTGTAATGGTTGAAATCAAAATGTAATAATCGCCACCTGTTTCGTCAGCTTCTTCATCATAAACAGGTATGGTTGAGCCATTGTAAGTAATAGCGCCATCCAATGCGTTAAAATATGCGTTCTTTATAAAGTTAACCGGATCTTTCATATATCAGATATTACCTTTTTTATTCTATCAATTAATTGCCGCCTTTTCTTTAAATACGGGTCAAAAAAATACGGCCTAGGCTCAGATCCATTTTTAATCTTATTTAAAGCCGCTATAAACGCTAATTTCTCATTATATCCATTTCGCTTAAGCCAGTCCCTCATCTTTATAACAAACTGAGCAAAGGAGCCTCTTTTTTGCCCCCTAAAACTTGCAGCATAATTAGAAACCTCAGCAGGCACTTTTACTTTTGCGCCTGTTCCAAACTCAATAAATGGTGCATAGTAAACATTACTAATCAATTCCACACCATCAGGATTAGGAACGGCTTTCGTGTTTTGTTGCAATGCCCCTAAATCCTGTATTTTCTGCTGGCTAATATTTGCTAATTGTGCTGCATTAACTTCATTTCCCCACGCTTGTATTTCACCAACGACCTCCTCCTGAACATCTTTTGGTAGTTCTTTTATTCGTGCCTTAAGCTTATCCAAACCTTCTATCTTAAAGGTAAATTGCGCCATTTATGCGATGTCTTGAGATGTTGCCACTACCCTCCAATATTTGCCCTCAGGATTGTTTTGCAATTGGCTTGCAAACTTATTCTCTGCCCTTACCCTATCCACACGCTCAATGCTTTGAATTGAATAAAACCTGTTGCTATATTCAACCATACACCTAATGTCAATCAGCAAAGCAGAATCATAACGGATTAAAAACTCATAGGATGTTTTGTAATTGGCTTTTCCGGCATCAAAACCCCTAGACTGACTGATTGTGTTTATTTGCGCCCAAACATTGGCAAGTTCATCACTTGTCACATCAGGGCCATCCACACCAATAGACTGCCCCACAACTACAATCTTTACCTTTCTTGCAACACCTATACCCATGATAAAACCTTTAAAGTTTTAGCATTACTCATTAATTCTGTAGGCATTTCATCAGTATCATCTCCCCTGTTTTCGTACATCCACAATAAAACGCGTTTTAAATCGGTTTTAAGGCCTAAATCTATATTTGCAGTAGTTGTGTAGGTAATTTCATAAGTGCCTGTAAATTGCGGCCTAAATTGCTTGTCATTATATCCTATAACCTGATATTCATCAGGATCTAATGTATCCCACTCATTAACCCCTGTATCTACCGTTTGACCGTCCAAATATTTGACCGCCGATATTTGAGAAATCGGCGCATAAGGTAACATAAAATTATGATCGACATATCCGGTTAATGTTATTGACTTAGTTACTAATGACCGTAATGTATAAGCTTCAATTCGCTTTCTAGCAACAGTAATAAGATCAGTTATTACATCATCATCATCTTCTGTAGTCACCCTTAACCATTCTTTTGCCGTTTCAAGGCTTATAGGCTCCGCGCCATCAATAACCTTTATTTCGTAAATGTTGTTCATTTAAGTAAAATTAAAATATAGTTGACCGCGCCGTTTTTAATTTGTCAACTAAAAAAATGTAAATTTGCCATATCATAGTTTAGGTTTGTGTTTATCCCCGCTTGTTTTTACAAGTGGGTTTTTTATGAACATATAAATTGCTGAAGTTCTTGCCATTTAGGGGAATGCTGTTTTGCACGTTTTAACCCCTTAGTTGACCATTTTTTATAATATGTTGCATCTGTCATTAATTTATTAACCTCTTCTGCCCATTTTTCAATATCCTTTCTATTTATGCAAATGCCTGCATCAGCTACATTCTCAAGTAATCCAGGTGTGGGATTATATATCAAAGGTATGCCGTTGACCATTGCTTCCCCGGCAACCATACCCCAGCTCTCGTAATGGCTAGGCACTAATAAAACTTTTGTCTTCTTATATACTTCCCTGATGTCAGGTGTATTAGGCACTATTTTGACATTTGGTAAATTTTCTATATGCTGCCCATCATAACTGCCTTTTACACCTAAAAATTTATATTGTGGTAGCCTTTTAGCTAAAGCATAAAAATAAAGACTGCCCTTATTGTGATTCAGATTTATTAATGTAATATATTCTCTCTCCTTATCATCTGTTTTAACCCAGTCATTCATTGGCGGAGGAAATACAATACTAGGCCATTTGTAATTCAATGATTTTTTACACCATTCGGAATTATATATAACTTTTACAGGTATTGGCGAATCCATTACCGATGGGTATGGTGTGTCATTGTGTACAATATGCACAAACGGTTTATTATACCTGGCACATGCATGACTTGTCCATTTATTGTAATCTAAATGCGAAATCACCACATCTGCCCAATTAAAAAGCCTATCTATTATGTATTCATCAGGAGGGAACACATCCACGCCCTCGTACTCGTACATCTCAGTTATTTTATACTGATTAGCCTGATGTAATAATATTTTAATGTCATGCCCTTGACTTTTTAAATGTCTATTTATATTTCTTGCCATTGCCTCAGCTCCGCTGCCATGCCTAGGAAAATAAAGGTGTATTGACCATAATATGTTCATATAACAATCCAATTTTGATGATAAATGTCTTTTGCCGATATGTCAACGTGTGGCCCAAACCAACGCTTAGGAGCAACTACTATCTTTTCAGTATGATCTGCTAATATTGCTGCCATTGCAGAAAAGCTGCTGTTTGCAATAATAAAATGTTTGCACCGCTTCATTAACCTAAAATCATCAATGTAATTACCTGATAAGTATAAAGCATCAATCCCTACCCTTTCTTTTGCAAATTCTATATCATCACTAAAAACTATGTATTTTGTGTCTTTTGGCATTAGTTTAATAGCTTCTTGATAATATTCTTTTAAACATCTAGGATGGTATGCATTTGGATCATCTACATAATCACCAGCCCTTACATGAATAGCACAAAATTCATTCTGATGAGGCTCATTAAGCATTGTAAAATAATGCCTTATTTCATTAATGCAATGCTCAAAGAATTTAGGGCTTTGCAAATGTGCATCTATATTCCAATCACCTTTTTCTAAAGTAATATCCCTGTAACCCCAGAAATACCCATAAGTACCCCAATGCCTGCCATCCGGTATAATAGGCAACTTGTTTACAAAAAACCTATCCATTGTATCTGCAAAACCACCAAATAAAGCATTATCCTTATTTACCCATTTAGGAAAACCAAAATCTATATTGTTAGCTTTTGCAATACCTATTACCCCGGCAATAGTCCATAATTGATTTCCAAATCTACCTAATCCACCGTTGCCTATGCTTAAACTTGTTACCATTCGTTATTTCGTTTTCTGTGATGATGAAATATTACAGGGTAATCATCATCTTTAAATTGCGGATGCTTATCGTATATAAATTGGCCATCATTATAATGTGCAGGCCACCAATGTAATTTTATCCCGTACTTATATGCCAAACATGTTAAAATAGCCTGATCATGCCTATGCTCAATAAAATGTACATCATTCTGTACATTATTTTCGCTATCATCTATAAATCCATTTATTTGACATAATTTAAGCCATTCCCTAATAAATAACCTTGCTGATAATGTATTTCTTATTATAATAACAGATGCTTGTACTTGCCTTGAATCTTCATAATAATTAAACATCCAGTCTGGCAAAACAAAATCCATTACATTCATTTTACACCAATCTAAATGCCTGTAGTTATTACCAAAAAGCCATACATCAGAATCTAATTTTTCTATAATTATTTGAAGTCTATTTACAATTTCAACACCAGCATCCGTATAAACCAATACATCATTATCAGATAATTGACTAAGTTTTTTCTCTATTATATAAGGTTTCCATAACCAATATCCGGCTCCCCTTTCTTTATTTAATACATCTTCATTCATTCTTTTAAACTCATCAGAATAACAGGACTTATTGTACATTATTGATATGTCAGCGCCATTTTTTAAAGCACTTTCTCTGCACAAAAAAGCACTCTCCGTCATATTCTCATCACTGAAAGTAATATGCGTTATCCTCATAATAGTTTGCTTTGTGTGTGATGTATTCCGTAATCAGTATCAGTCTGCCATAAATCAGAATAACCGGGCCTTTGTGTTGTCACGAATGGCTTACAAATATAAGCTTTTAAATTAGGCTGTATTTCACGTAAAAGAAAATCATCATAAATCCCGCTTTTATATGGATCGTATTTATCTAAAATATACTTTGCAGCCTCAGGTGTATAAATTACAGAATGAGTGGTATGGGTATGTTTACATCGCCACCAATGATCTTGCACGTGTCTTAACCATATTATTTATAAATACAACATCATCCTCAAAAACCATTGTTATTTCGGTAATGCTTTGTAATATAGCCTGTTGTGATAAATTAAAAGACAAAAACCGATCCTCATTCTCAATAGCTAAAAACCTTTCAACTTCTAAACCCTGTTCTTCAAATTGTTTTTTGGCTAACTCCCATCTATCATTTCTACTTGCTAGGCTTAGACAAACTGCTTTCATACCCCAAATATACAAAAAGCCCCCCAAAAATGGAGGGCCTGTAATTGCAAACCAACTCTAAACAAACACCGATTAAGCAGTTCCTGTAGTGCCGTATACAGCAGCTTTTGGTTGGAAGCTGAGTAGCTCGATGCGAGCTTCTGCACGGTAAGTGATGAGATTCTTTTGGAAATCTTTATCATCAAACTCTGTGCTGCGAACGCTAAGAGCAGAAGCCTGAGCGATACCAAAAGCCTCTGTATTAAGAACGTAGAAACGTGAACCAGTAACCTGAGAATGAGGAACAACAGGTACACCAACGATGCGAGTTTCTCCGTTAGCTCCGATTGTAACACCACCTGGGATGCTGTAGTCACCCGGCTTAGTTTTCATCAAAGTAGCCCATGAAGCATGAGTAGTTAAGATCAAGTTAGGCTGACCCAAACCAAGCGCGCCATGTTGTGCAACACCATCAATCATTTTCTCTGCATTAACAGTAGCAGCAGAAGAAAGGGCAGTTGATCCGGAAGCGATTGTATTCAAGAAACGTGTGTTAACCGCTCTGTTCCAATCTTCAACAAGCGACTGAGAAAGGTAAGCTTGTAAGAAAGGAAGATCCTGCAGCATTTGACGGCTAACTTTAGCAAAACCAGCAATAAAAGGAACTGCAACGTTAACCATTGTGATGTTGTAGTCAATCTGTGCTTTGCTGTTTGCTTCTGTTTGAGCGCCAAAAGATCCTTCACTAACTGTATCACTTGCACGAGGGAAAGTTACGTTACCTGTAGCAGTAGGGATGATGCGGAAAACATCATAAAGATGTGGATTGAAGAAAGAACGCATGATTGCGTTAGGAACGTAGCTGATTTGAGAAGTACCAGTTAAGTTACTAGTAAGGCTCATATCTTTTACATCCTTAGTAGCTGTAAAAGCAGTTTCAGATTTGATCTTGTCAAAGTTCTCAGCAACTATATCCATAATTGCAGATTTGAACTTGTCAGAATTCGACCAGTCCTTCTTTGCTTCGCTTTCAATACCGGATTTTAAACGATTAGCAGAAGCTGACATTTCTTTTACTTTGTTAGCCAGTTCGCCAATTGTTTCATTTTTCTTTTGTGCATCCTCATTGAGTTGAGCGATGTCTGCAGCCAGCTTCATATCTACTGACTTGATTTCTGATTTGATGCCATCCACTAAGGGATTCAAGGCATCGAGGATTTCATTTGCCATTTTTTGTTATTTGTAAAATTTTAATAATTGTATGTCTATTGCAGATTTCAGATCGTTTAAACCAAGTGCAGTTTCCTGCGGCTCAATTTTATTATGTGCAGTTTCCTGCGGCATAAATAGATTAGAAACCTCGTGCAATTCGTTTATAAGTAAAGATTCGTTTTCACCTGTGTATTTACCTTCTTTCAGCTTTTTAATAACCCAGGCCATATAATCAAAAGCTGTTTCTTTCTTTTGCTCCAAAAAGGATTTTACAACCTCAAAAGTCGGGGTATTAGGATTAGCACCCCATAACACCGCACTACCTTCCCACAAAGCCACTTGAGTAATTACATTGTGATCAACCCCTTTTTGCTGATTGAGAACAGAAAACCCAACGCTGTGCTGGGTAATGTCACCACGCTCATAAAGAGGCCATGCAACTTCTTTCCAAAGGAACATATCTCGGTAACTATTCTCACCTACAATGTATTTGCCCTCTTTATATAGCTTTTGGAATTTACCTAGACTACTTTCAAGTTTACGTTCATGGTTTACTAAATGCCAAATCTCATTTGACCCATTAGGTCCGCGCTCTGCTATAGTCTTATCGAATGCAGATTTTTCAAATACATCACCGTCCCTATCCACGCTATCCATTTCAGCAATGGCAACCTTTACGCTGCGCTTTGACGTATCTACATCAAGCGCTTTTAAATCGTAAACCTTATGCTGAATAGTATTCATTACTTTTTTATTTTGCCAATAAGAAACGCAAACCGCATACCTTTGATCGTTTTCTCCAAATTCACCAACCATTTCACTATCACCCATACACCTATCTAAAAACTGATCTCTATTTTCGTTTGCTCTTGGACTTGGCATATTAACAAAATTGAATTGATATATTGTAATTTTTATCTAAATGTGTCAACTATATTATTTTTCCTGATCAACCTACCATTTGCATCCCTTTTGTTTGTAATTGCAAATGTACAACGGCAACGGATAACATCTACCGCTTTTGCCTGTGGATCGTGTGGATGATCTAATTCTGTTCCCGATCTGCGATCCACAAACTTATCATTAAAATCTACCGTTTGCCCATCTAAATGCCAATGATCTGCTTTATCCTTTTGCCCTTTAAATGGATTGCCCCTCGTTCTGTTATCTTTTGCGGCTACCCATATTTTCTGCTTTTCAAATGGTGATTTGTCCGCACCTACAAAAGTTCCTGCATGAATAGCCCTGCCAACCTCAGTACGTGCAATCATATCGGCTCTATTCCTATTTAAACCAGGCACATTTTGGCTAATGTACTGAGCATAATCAGCATACCCCCACCCCTCCCGATTGCCTAATTCTAATATATCCAACATCATTGTACGGCTAGTCTTTACAATTTGAAGTACGCCATTATTGTAAAAATTAGTACCTAGATATTCCATTATCAATTGAATCCATTCTTCAGATGTGTTAAACTGCTTTTCTTTACGTAAACTATCATAATTCTGCCTTGCATATCTTACACCAACCTCACGAATTAAAGCAGCCATTGCGCCGCTTATGCCATCACTAAAAAGCAGGTTATTTACATAGCGCCTTGCATCCTGTTCGCTATTTCTTAGGGCATTCTGAAAACCTTGCATATCTGACTGCAAAGCATTGTAAAACCTCTTTTGATACTTTGTGATGTATTTAACGGCTTTATTCCTTTCCCTGTTCCAATATATTCGCCTCTGTCTTGCCGTCATATTTTGAGATAAAGTTAATCAGTTCCTTTGTGAAATGACCACGTTTTATAATCAATTTACCGTATTCGTTAATACACCTCTTTTCTTTTTCTGTTTCCGGATATTTCCGCTTTGCAATGCTTTGACAATACTTTTTAATTTCTATTGTTTGTGACATTGTGTTGTATAAACTTATAAAATTTTATTGCCTCTGTATTAATTAGTGCCTCAAATATACAAACGTTCACAAACTGCCATCCGTAATCTTTAAGCCATATAATCGTTGTACTCTCCGCTTTCATCATGGCTGCCCGATTCGTTTGGTACATCAATATCCTCAATAAGCCCGTAATTGCCTGTAATTAAATACTTACTATGCATTTGCTCCGTTGTTGGCTCAAAGCCTAACAATTGCCTATACTCATTACCTGTGATTGCGCCCCTGTCAAACATGCCGTTATAAACAGTTGACATTTTGCTATAATCATCTTGCAATTCAGGTATTGCGCTAAAATCAAAATCCAAATACTCACGGCTCTTAAATGATGTCACCAAACCTCTGTTAAGTTCATCCCTTAAGCTGTTACACATTGGCATAATTAGATCAGTAACAAATTTCTTTTGTGCCCATTCTTTGTTACTAAATGATTGACCAGGTACTAAGATATCCGGATCTACACCTAAGGCCATCGCAATGCGCTCCATTGTTTTATCTTGACTATCAAGTAGCTGCATGTCAACTGAATCCTTGCCAATATCCAAATAATCCCATTTGCCCTGCAAAGTAGCAACAGCGGCCTTCATTGCAGCATTATTGACTTTATTGTCAATAACTGACCTTAACTGCCCAGCTTGCTCAGGTGTTAAGTTATCTAGTGTTTCGTTTGTCAGCACCCCTTTTGCGCCCCCATTCTGAAACATTGCAACAGCGGCCTCCATTGCATCGTTATCCTGTTGCAGCCTTCTTTTTAACGGAATCATTGGATTAAACCCACGCAAATGACTGCGATCAACAGCATCAAAATTCGGGTTAAATGTTTTCCAATGTATAATGTCAGTCTTTGCAATTGGGATAAACTTACCGCCCAAATCTATCAGATACCCACTAACACCGTATAAATCCTGTGGATCAGGTACAATTTCAACCTTTGCAGAAGGGATGATATACATCTCAAGCACCTCTCCATTTTCAATACCGCCCCTATTTAACCAAATGAAGCACTCACCAAACAAAACATAAAACGAAAACAGCCCCTCATAAAATGAATCAGCACCCTGTGAAGGATTAGGGTTATTGATAAGCTCTGACAAAGCGCTATTGCTTACAACCTCATCCAATGCCTTTACCCGGTCTAATTGGTAGCGTTGCACGTTATTAACAGGGCTGTGCTTATATCTCTTTAAAGATGTTTGATTCTTTGGCAGATAGGTATAAAGAGGCACATTTGATGCTTTCCTTGCTATCTTTTTAATAACCGTAAAAACAGTATCGTTGTTGGTGTATGCATTCGCATCCTTATCCCACCTGAAAAAGTTTACATGATTGCCAATGTAAATACCAGGGAATGACATCGCTTTCGTTTTAATCTTTTCGATGCCTAAAATTTTGGTAATCCAACTCATTAGAATGCTACCCAGCTGGGTGATTTAGTTGTTAATTTGGTAAAGATAGCATAACGCATGGCATCCAGTAAGTGATCATGCTCCTTTACAGGAGATTCGTCCGATGCTATATTACCATCTTTATCCGTTTTCCATTTGTACGATTGCAGTTCTGCTTTCAGATTATTGCTATTATGTACAATATGCAAAGGATGTGATTTAACCTTCATGATGCCGGCCCATACATCTTTATCAGCTTTCTTGCAATTAAATCCGTTTCTGCTTAGTTCCTCAATTGTTTTCGGCTCAGCTGCATCACAAAAGATTTCATCACTCCTCGTCAAATTTAAACTCTTTAATTTAATCACAAGGTCTGAAATTGTCAACTTAGGCTCATAAAGCATTTCCTGTATGTAATTTGCACCCTCATAATGCTCTATTTTTACAAGTGCTGTGGGTACTGTATAACCAAAGTCTAAACCATAAAATACTTGACCTTTGCCGGGTAATTCACTAACAACTTTCCAATTGGTATATATAAGTTCCTTACTTGCTCCTCTTTGCCCTAATCCGTACACTTTCCACATGAAATCATCTGGTAAATCTTTGTAGCTTTCAATGTAGTCAATCTGTTGCTTACTTAGATTGTGGATGTTGTCTTTGTAAGTTGAATGTATTTTTTTGTTTTTGGGATTGTCGGCTATATCGTAAACCCATGAATTAAACTCGGCTGGATTCCAATCCATAAAAATAGTTCCTGTAGTACGCATTGCCAACTGATCGAAAAGGATCTTATTAATCAGGTTGGCTTCATTTATAAAAAGAATATCCCTTCCAGGCCCGCGTGCTTTGCCCTCATCCTCAAGGCCGAAAAGCTCGATATAAGATCCATTTGGAAACGAATAAAC